CAGCCGCCGCAAGGTCAGGTATTCCAGACCGTACTGCGTCAGTGCAAGCTCGGCATCAACCGTCAGATTCGTGCCTTGACTTACGCTAAAGCTAATCGAAGTGCTTCCCTCCGTGTAGCTGCCGATTCTCAGGGAATCGCCCACAGTTCCATACTGGTTGTTGCCCTGCCCGGCCATCTTCAGGCGATGAGCTGTCAGGAGTGCCAGAGCTTGAGCATACAGCTTGCCGAAGACTTTCTGGCTTATCAGCGGTGCCGTGAGGTCAACCCATGATTTCACTGTGTCATCGTCCAGAGTCTCAAACTCAGTGGCAACCATACGGAAAATCTTTACGGCATCTTCCATGACTTATTTCTCCTTCGCAGCAGTGCGGCTCTTGACCTCGGACAGGTTTCCCTGCCCGATGAAGAACTTCACGATCTCGTTGTCATCATAGCCGGTGACTTCCTTGGCTTCACCCGGCAGGATCACGGTAGCGCCGATGCTGATGATTTTGTTTCCGATATTCTTCAGTTTCATATCATGGCTCCTTTACAAAAAGATAGGAGCCGCCGCATAAACACACGGCAGCTCCACGGGTGAATCAGCAGATGCCAGTAGTAATCAGCATGGACATGGGGTAGTAGATGATAGCGCCTGCGGTGCGGGCCTCGCAGGGAACGACCATCTCCAGACCTTCAGGCTGCACGGGATACTGCATGAAGGACAGCGGGTTCTCGATGGTGAACTTGCGGGGGTCGTTCTTGAACAGCAGCGCAACGCCCTTGCCATCGCTTTCTGCCGCATACGGGTTGGTGTCCACGCTGTCAGGGTCCAGCTCCGGACAGGAGACGATACGGGCAATATCCTTGATATTGTCCTGAACGTACTTCAGCACGGTGGTGGCAGTGCTTTCGATGCGGCGGTTCTGAATCTCGATATACGCCTCGGACGGCAGGGCCAGAGTGTCCGGCTTCTCCACCTTCTTGGTGGTGCGGGCGACCTGCTTCAGCATACCGGTGATGTCGGCCAGAATCTCGTCCTCGGTCTTGTCGGCCCACTTGGTAGAACCCTTTGCGCCGGTCGCAGGGACGTACAGCGGCACATCGTTGTCCTTGGACAGAACGCCGCGCAGGCCGGTCTCGGCATCGCCATTCCACGCGATCTTGTTGTTCAGGTAGTCGATCTGGTAGCGGGCAGACTCTGCCTTGCGGGCATCCAGCGACTTGCCTGCCATAGCAGAGGCACGCATTTCCTGAATGGAGTAGCCGTAACTGTCGCCCAGAGACTTGATGATGGCGGTGGTGGGCTTGCCCTTCACATCAGCACGGGGCAGGTCGGTGGCGTAGTTGCTGATAATCTTCGCCATGCCGGTCTTGTCGTAGCTGTAGTAAGTGACGGTCTCGGCGCCGGGGTTGATTTCGCTGGAGACCGGGAACAGCTTCAGCGCGGTGAACTCCGGGTACTCCACATCGTAGGACTGAGACTTGACGTAATCCAGCTCGCGGGCGAAGAACACGGAGGCATCGCTGGCATCATCGAAGTTCATCTGCGGAGTTTCGACCAGAGCGGCCGGAATCTTGGAGTGCAGCAGAGCGTCGTAGTCGTTCTGGTCGTATCTCATGGATTTCTGGTTAGTGTTCATCTGATTTTGTCCTCCTTCTCTCAGACAGTAGGCTTGGCATCATCGGTGGATGCAGCGTGACCGTCAGCGCCGCTCGCGGCAGGAACGCCGTACAGCTCCACCGGCGCAACGCCATTGCTGGCCGCACCGATGAAACGACCGGGAATTGCGATGCCGCCCTCCTTTGCGAAGCAGCCTGCCTCATCGCCTTCCACGATCATGTGCAGGGCATCACCATAGGCGGGTGCAGCGCCGGTCGCCAGACGTACCCAAACGCGGCCACGGCGCATGACACCGACGTTCTGGTTGTTCAGGACGTAGAGCTTCCCCTCCAAATCCTGCTGGCGGTCGAAACCGTTGATGACAACACCCTCGAAGTTATCAGCAGTGCTTGCGCTGGTCGGAAGCGCAACGCTGCTGCCCGGGACCTTGCCGGTGACAACACCAACACCGAAATGCAGCTTGCCGGTCGCCTCCTCATTGAAACGGGAGTCCACCGGGTAGTGGAACATATCGTAGATGCCACCTGCAACGCCCTTGCTGGTTGCATAGCCGTAGGTTTTCTGAACACCCATCTTACTTTTCCTCCTTCTTCATTCTGCGGTCGATCATGCGCTGGCGGGCCTCGGAAGCGGAGCTGGTCTGCTTCACAGGGGGCTTGCCATCGCCGTGCATCATCTGGGAACGCTGATAGTTGGTATCCTTGCGCTCCTTCATCTCGGAAACGGCCATATCAAACGCTGCGTTGACGTAGGCGGCGCTCTTGCCGTCCAGATGCAGGGTGGGCTTCAGCTTGCCCAGAACGGCCTTCTTGGCATCCTTGACGCTCATGGCTTCCAGACCATCCATGTTCAGGCGGTCGCCGACACGGACAACGCGCAGCAGCTCGCGGAAGTCATTGGCGGAGTCTGCGTGGCCTTTCTTATCCTGCGCGGCGTCGCCGCCCTCATCGGCGTTGCCTTCATCGCCGTCGCCATCGGTCTGAGTGCCGCCGCAGTCGCCCTCAGCGCCATTAGTGGTCGTACCAGCAGCTTTCAGAACGTCGATAACTCCCAGCAGGGTGTCGATGTCCTCGTCCTGCTGCGCGATCACGCCCATTGCGCCGGGCATATCTGCCGGGTCGCCCTCAGAATCGCGGCGGTCACGGCGGTCTTTGACCTGCTGAACTGCATCCGGCTGTTCGCCTTCAGCAGCACCGGCGGTCTGCGCAGGCGGCTCTGCGGTAATACCGCCGTCGGCCGCAGCACCAGAACGCTCTGCACGGCGTTTCTTGAACGCCTCCACAGCAGCGGCCAGCTCCTCCGGGGTGGGAGCGCCATCAGTTCTCTTGGTGGTGTTTTCCATGTTCAGTTTTTCTCCTTTCATGCAGTCGTGGCCCTGCCCATCAATGTTGAGCCGGGCCTGTTCACCAGCCCTCGCCTTATCGACAAGGGCAAGATGGTTGATTTCGATGTCCCGCTGAATGGCATCATAGGGTTGCCCCTCCCAGACACCGGGCGTTTCGTCCAGACGCAGGTTGTAGCCGCAGGACAGCTCACGCATTTTGTACTTCTTCAGGCTGTCGGTGTCGTGGATGATGATTTCTGCACGGACATCATCGCCGTCCCGGTAGCCCTCCGACAAAATCGTGCCGATGCTCTCATCTTTCACGTTGTCGGTGTCAACGTAGCCAGCATCATGCGTTACGATGATGGGCTTCCCCTTGTAGGACGCAAGGCTCTTTTCAGCAAAGACTTCTTCAGGCAACCGCAGCTCCCGGCGCTCGGAACCGTCCGGGTTGTGATAAACAAAAATGCCCACCGATGTCACGATGGGGTGGTCTACAAGGTAGCCCTCATCTGTGAAATAGGTGGCATCCAGCGGTAGGCTGTCAAAGCGCTGAACCTTCATATCGTTTTCCATGTTGAACAACTCCCCTCTCAGGTCTTACAGGATGGTTTCATCCACGGCCATCGCCCCCTTTCGTGACTGGCAGGTCAACGGTTTTGATGTTGAAGACCGGCAGTGCGCAGCAGCGGCACTGGTAGTCTTTGCCGGGGTGACAGCGCCGCCCGGTCTTTTCATCGACCACCGGCGGGTCATCCCAGCGGAACCGCTTGTGGTTCAGCGCAGCATGGCTTGGGCGGACGCGGCTATCGCCAGAGGTTGACCAGACGTACTCCACCACGCCTGCGTCCTGCTGTTGCTGCTGGGTGATGTCACCGTTCAGCTTGGCGATCTGGTCGCGGGCAAGCAGTTGGGCGTGCCGCCGGTCTACGCTGTACGTCCGCTGAATCTGCTTGACGATGGCCGTCGTGGTTTCGCCGTTCCGATAGCCCTCCAGCACGATCTGGCGCATACGCCCCAGACTTTCCTGCGGGATGGTCTTGATGAGCGCCACGTTGTCCTCGACCCAGCGTTCCATCATCGTTCTGTACAGCTCGCCGGTGTAGTAGTCATCCATCAGGTCGATGCCCAGCGTGGACTTGACGGCTTTCTTCCACTCCCGGATGCTCAACTTCCGCGTGAGCTTTGCCATAGACTCGATCTTGCTGTGCAGGCCAAACATAGAGGTGCGCCGCTCCAGCTCCACGGTCATCTTGGAGAAAACCGTTTTGACCTTTGCAATCAGGTCTGAAGCGTCATCATGGCGCTGACCAGCTTCACGCTCTGCGCGGGCCGCCTCCCTGATCTCCGGCAGATACTCCTTCAGCAGTTCGTTCAAGATACGGATGTAGGCATTGGTGAGCCGCTGGAACTCGCGTTCCGCCTGCACAGGGTACTTGGATGAATATTTGCATATCAGGTTATCGTGACTGCCGAAGCGGTGGCGGAGCAGGTCTTGTACCATGTGTCCGTGGACGGTATCATTCACTGTTTTCGCCTCCTTTTCTGGTTCCGAACAGCAAAAAAGCGGCGATTTGTACCGCCGCAGTTGAGATTATGGCTTAATGCCCTCTGAGAACTTCTGATGAGTGCCGGGAAACGTCCCAAATGTGCTTGTGGGATAATTTTGTGTCCGAGGCTTGAAAGCCGCTAGATGGCTTTATTTGCGGCAGTTGCGAAAAGCCCCTGCCTGACGCTCGGTCCCGCGCCCGCACCGTTGGCAAATTTGAACGAAGTGAAAATTTGACAACAGGTTACGGTTTGGTTGGGTAAGGTACGGTTATAGTCGGACGCTCCGCCGGATTGTCCGGTGGACGTTCCTGCGGATTTTGGCCTGTTTTCGGCCATTTTTGAATATTTATCCAAAAACAGGTGGATATATTCCCAAAACAGCCAATTTCGGGCTTTGCGTTTTCCGACCATTTCGGTGATTGCGGTGGAAAAACGGTTCTTTTCTGGTTTACAATCGCCCTGATGTCGGTTTACAATGCGGTGAACTGCGGTAAAACAGGCGGTTCCTTACACAGCAGGCGGAAGGTTTCACGGCCCTTCGGGGTGATGAGCGTCTGGGTCCCGGCCCAGTCGTTGTGCCGGCCCGTGCGTTCCTTCACCTCGAACAGGCCGTTGTTCTTTGCCGCATACGGCATCAGCTTGTTCTTCTGGTCGCGGTAGATGTACTTGTGTTCCAACAGCCAGCCTACGAAGTACTTCTCCTTGATACCCAGCTCCTTGGCAGTTTCGCGGAAGTTGGTCAGCAGGTTCCGGGCCACCAGCTCATCAAAATACTCGGCCTTCGGCTGCATGATCTGGTTCTGCGCCGTCAGCTCCTTGATTCGGGTATCGCGGTCGGTTAGGGTCTTCTGCGCGACCAGCAGGGCCTTTGCCATAAGTTCCTGCGGGGAAAGCTCCTCCTGCCCGGCAATGTAGCCGCCGTTCTTGCGGATGCTGGGCAGCACCACGGCCGTGACCCACTTGCGGAAGGGTTTGGCCTCTGGCTTATCGCTGCGCAGGATGACGTTGTACAGGCCGGACTCGCTGATAATCCAGCTCTCCTGTGCTCCGCCGGGGGTCGTAATCTGAGTACGCCCCTTTTCGTCCTCTTCCAGACGGTCGGCTACTTTTTTCAACTGGGTAGAATCCATTCCCAGCACCTCGCACACGTCCTTCAGGACAAACCACGGCTCACCGTTGATGTTCATGATTCGCACCGGCTTGTTTTCTTCGTACTTAAAAATCGTAACCTTGTTCATAATCTATCTCCGTTCCGTTTTGAGATGGGAAATTCGGGCAAAGAAAAAGAGCGGTGGTTTCCCATCGCTCTTTGCTGTACGTTATTCGGTTCTCAGGTGATGATGTCGGCTACGCCTTTCGCAAGCTCGGCAGCTTTTTTCATCAGGGAGTTTTCTTGCAGGTACTCCAGCCCCTTCAGTGTGATACGCGGCGTAGAGCTGGAGATAAGGATGCTGCCATCCACGGTCCTCTGCACAGAAAAGCCGTCGATGTAGCCCTCCTTGGAAAGCATCTCCATCAGCGCTACCCAGCGCTGGTCAGAGAGCTTCAGTGCCTTCGCAGATATGCAGTCCATATTGGGTTCATCGTAATCCAGCGCCTTTTCCAGATACCGCAGAATGCGGTAGATGACTCTGAAGTTATCCATGCTCACTCCACCTGCTTTCCTGCTGCCCACGCCTCGCGGGCTTGGTTCAGGCTCATGTGGTTGGCACAGTCTTCTTCATCCGGGTCATCAAGCTGGACGAGATCATCTTCCCAGTTGCACACCGGGCAAATGTCAAACTCGCCTGCGCTTTCAAACGTATATTTGCCACAGACCGGGCAGATATAGCTTTCACCAGATTTGACCGTAGACATCTTACACACCGTCCTTTTCCTTGAACTTGTTGTAGTAGGCCAGCGCCGTGTCAGGCTTGGCTACGCCACCGCTACCGCATTTGGGCTTCATGTAGGTGCAGATGTTCTGGCCCGGAAATCCAGAGGCGTATTCCGTTGTCTTTACGTTGAAACGGACGATTTTGCCTTTGGGAGTGCTATAGCCGATCACATCGCCTCCGCATGGTTGCTGCAAGAATTTATCCGCAGCCGCTTCGTATTCATCTTCTGTCGAGAATCCGAACTCAGCTCCATGCTTGGTGAAATGAACGGTTTTCTTTTCGGGGTCTGCAAACCCTTTGCACGAAGCATTTTCGCCTTCGGGAGATACCGCAGGCCCGCTTTCGGTGGAGCCAGAGCTACTGCCCTCGCTCTCTGCGAACTGCCCGTTTTCATCCCGTGGGTGGTCGGCTTCGTTGAAGTCCATCCTATCTTTCATCTTAGCATTTTGTGCTTCCGATGTCAAACCGTGATTTAACGATAAAACGTCGAGCAATGCAGTGATGCTTTGGGCAAACGGCGGGAACAAACGCTCCGGGTTCTGAGTGGACAGCTCGGCCACCTTTTCGGCGGTGATGAACCCCGGAGAGGTCATCTCGCCATCAGCGCACCGGATGCTGCCGTCAAAATCCGTGCAGAGGAACACATGGGACGGGCAGTACGGAGGTTTCAGGTCGCTCAGGAAGGCTACCGGCATGAGGTCTTTCGGCGTGATGCCGAACTCCTCCTGCGTTTCGCGGATGGCTGCATCTTCCGGGGACTCCCCCGCCTCGATATGCCCACCCGGTCCACCAACAGAGCCGTCCTTCAGGCGAGTGCCGCAGAGAAACCGGCCATCCTGCACAACAAGAACGCCGACACCACGGTCAGTGTCGGCGGCATCCGTGGAGTATTCATCCGTCACATCAGTACACGAAATTGTTATAGTGTTTTCGTTTACAGACTTTATTACGCCCCTATGCTTCGTAAAGCCACTAACTACCACTTCTGCTTCTTCCGGCTTGTAAGATGCTTTAGAAATGTCTACTCCATGCTTGGGTTTTTCGTCTTCAAACACGATGCCAACGTAGTCCCCACCACTGGAAGCGAATTTCCGTGCAACGTCCTCTTTAGTGCTCCAAGAAGATGGGCCATTTTGAAAAATCAGGTCACCGTTTGACACTCCAGATATAATGGACGCTGCAACATCTTTAGTTACAGAGATGCCGCGATATATCGGTTTATCACATTTGGGACTCCGTTTAATGAAATCTTCTAGAGCAAAAGCAGTTTTGATACCCGGATCGCCATCAACTTGTTTCATGAAAGACTCTCGCATATATTCGGAGTCAAGTGTGAAGTCTTGTACGGTCTGAAGATACTTTGAGGCTACTTTTCTCTCGACTCCAAGGTCTTCGGCAAGCCAATCGGTAGCTTGACCTCTACTTGCGAATCTTAAATCCGCAATTATTCCATACTGCGATGTTTTAGTGTTGTTTTTGACAACACCTCCATTTTTCTGCGAGTAATCTTTATAAGCAGATTCAATCGCATCTAAGCTTTTGGGGCGTGCTTCTTGCTTTCGCTTCTTTAGCTCTTCGCGCTCAATTCTCGCTTGCTCCTCCTCTTTTTGGGCGACTTCTTCCGCCTTTGCTTTTTCGGATACTTTGCTTTCAACAGGTTTATTGGGGACAGATAAAACCTTCAGGAGTGACCCATACGTTGACCCCTCCTCGTCTTTGCCGTTGACTTTATACATCTCCTGATTTGAAAGTGTGTCCCATCCAAGAAACGAGTCTTTATACTGCCAAGTGTTCTCGGAAATTTTCTCATAGGTTTTATGGCCATGTCCAATCACCGTTCCAACTGGCAAGTCTTTAACCACATCTGCAACTTTTGTGTAGTTCTCTTTATTGGACAACTTTTTTATTTCAGAAGTATACTCGGCAGGTGACCGGGAAGCCGAAGCGTGGTTTTTTGACTTTTTACTTTCTGTGGAGGATTCTTTGCTTTCTGCCTGTTTGAGAGTTTCACCTTTTAGGTTTCCGCCATTTTGTGCAACACCGTTCTCATCAATAAGAATGTGCGTGCCATTGACGGTCACCCATTTTCCATTTTCTGCATCAGCATTGGCTACAGCAGGTGCGGTTTGCTCCGCACCGCCCGGAGCCTGCCCCTGTTCAAGGTTCTTCCGGGCGGCTTCCACGTCGCTCATGGCGCTCGGCTCAGTACCCAGCAACGACTGCAACAGATCACCCTCGTCATCCTCGGAGATGATGTCTTCGACATCAAACTCCTCATCGGACGCAAGGCGGCGGCGCACCTCGGTGGGGTCGAGCGCCTGCATATCGACGTATGCCTGCGCAGTCTGGGCTTTGACCAGAGCCGTCTGGGCCTTGGTTTGGTCAACCGTGGCCTGTTCCGTGTCGCTCAGACTCCACAGGGGCTTGAACTCCAGCTTGTAGTCGGGTTCCTCGGCCACATCGCCTGAAGCGATGCCCGCCCGGAACACAACGTCCAGCAGTGTGCGGAGGTTACGCTTCAGCATCAAGCGCTGAATCTTCTCCACAAAGTTGTAATAGCTCTCGAAGTCACTGTCGCCGGTGGCGTTCATGCCGGCCGGTGAACGGCCAAACAGAATCGTCTGGGGGATGTTCGTCAGCGCGGACAGCATATTGCAGGTCGCGTCGATGACATCCTTGACACCGGAAAACTGGAACGTCTTGAAGTCGTACTGCTCTCCCTCGGAGTCAATGGCGATGCTGTTCAGCAGACCACGGGAAGTGTCTACAAGCTGTAGGCGCTTCAGCACTTGGTTCTCGCCGTCATCCGTGGTCAGCAGAGAGGCAAGGCCCTTCATGCTGTAGATAGCCTGCACGCTCCGCTCCAGCAGCTTCACGCTGTCGGTGTGGGCTGTTACGGTTTCCCGCAGCGCCCGGCGAATGCGGACGTATTCAGGCATACCCCAGAACAGGTAGGTTGCATTGGAGGTCTGCTCCGGCAGAACGCCGTTGCGGAACACCAGACATCGGCTCTCATGGACCTTGAAGGAGCCGTAGATGCTGGAAACATAGTAATATTCCGGCTGTCCGAACTTGGACACCCGGTTCCCAACGCCCTTCCCGCCGTAGTCCTGCTGGTACAGGCTGGCGTAGTCAGGCTGCACGATGGAGCGCTCATAGACGCGCAGCTCATCAATGCTGCGGATATGTTCCCAGTCAACAGGCTCCTCCAGCCCGCCCCCATCGTCGATCAGCATGACGATAAGAGCGCCACCGTAGAGCCGCGCCCACTTGATTGCGGTGGCGGCTCTCTCTTCCCATTCGAGATCATCCAGAGCGTCTTCCACAAAGGCGTTCAACTCGTCGCTTTTCAAGTTCAGGTCGAAGCCATGCTTCAACGCTTCCTCGGCAGGCGTATCAATGATTTTGGAGAACAGGCCGTTGCCCTCATACAGCCCGGTGAGCTGCATATCAGGGATGACCGGCTCCCGTTCAAACTTGTACGCTTCGGAGTTGTCCTGCTTGGTTCCGTACTTGTTCAGGAGGTTCACATAGCCATCCTCACGATGCGGACGCACAGCGCCGTTCTTCCGCCGGAGGATTTCACGGCCACGCTCATTCAAACGCCGACGCTCGGCCTCATCTTCAGGTATGTGCATTGCGCTTCCTCCTTCCTGTTAAAATTCAATACGTCCATCCGACTCGTTCCAGATGCCAGAGGATACCACAACATCCGTCAGGGTGTTGAAGGTGACATAGTATGGATTGCCGGTAACATCAGCGCTCAGAATCAGCTCCAGCAACTTCACGCGGGCCAGCAGGTCGTTGATGCTGGATTCATGGCCATTGAGCAGGCTTTTCAGAAGCGTCCAGAACAGCAGCAGGTTCCCACTGCCCAGATACTTCTCGCTGCTTGCGGTCATGTTGTCGTAGATGCCCTTGATGAGGTCATCATCCGCCTTTGCCACACTTTCCCGTGTAGCATAGCTGGTGAGGTCCACCTCAGCAGAGCCGACGATCTCAAAGATGCCGTGAATGAGCTTGTACGCTCTGTACTGCTTCCCAGCTTCACTGTTGTTCTTACGAAGGAAATAAATGGTGTCAGCGTTGGCCTCACTGGGCGCAGGGAGAGCATCGACAGGGACGGCTTTCAGATGCCCGGCCCCGTTGACCTTTTCCTGAACTTCATCCGCCGTAGCATAGCCGGAGTCGTTCTCCAGCGCAGAGGTCTTGGTCGGAACCTCGATGTTCACGACTTTGTTGTCGGGAGGGATAGCCTGCCCATTCCTCTGGATGCTAACGATGACGTTTTCTTCCGCATTGGCAGGAGCATGAGCCGACTGTACATGATCTTCGCAGATCTTCAGTGAATCGTTGATGTCCTTGATGATGTCTTCCATCGCAGAAGACAACTCTGCAATCTGTTCTGCCGTGTAACCCTTTGCCTTCAGAGAAGCAAGCCTAAGCGCTTCAAGCGTGTTGAGTTTGTCGCTCATGTTCGCTTTCCTTTCCAAAAATAACAGCGGCAGGAGCACATTCCCCTGCCGCTGTATTCTTACTTATGGGTTATCAGGCGGTTGCGCCAAAGACCTCGGTCAGCATCTCACTGACCTCTGCATCAGTGGCAATGGTCATGCCGTCCAGCTTGGACTTATCCGCAGCGGACATCAGACCGGCTTCGGCAGTAGTGGCCTCGGGATAAGTGGTATCCTGACCCGGGATGCCCAGTGCGGTGATGTCGCCCTTGGTCACAGCAGCAACAGCGCTCACATGGCCGGTAGCGTCCACAGTCACCTTGTACAGGCCACTGGTCTTTGCGGTATAGCTGGGGTGGACGTACTTGTTTGCGCCCTCGGCAATGCCTGCCAGCTTGGTCTTTTCTGCGGTGGTGTAGTCGTTGGTAGACAGACCCTTGCCTGCCACCTTATCCACCTTGCCGGACAGGTCCACGGTAGTGTCGTCCAGCAGTTCCATGGTGTAGCTGTCGCTGCTGCCCTTGATCTTAGCGTAGATGTCATAATGCTTGGTAGTGGTGTTCATCACCAGATACAGGATGTTCTCCTGTGCAGCATCGGCTTTCGGCACTGCATCGACCTTCTGGAAGGATGCGTGGCCGGACTTGGAAATGGCGGTGTTGATAGCAGCCACCACCTGCGCGCTGGTCTGGAAGGTGCTGTCGTTGTTCAGCTGGCTGGTCTTGGTGGGCACGGAGATGTTGACAGACTTATCCGAACCAATCGTCTGCGCAGCGCCGTTCACCTTGATACTCTCGATTTTATTGGCCTGTGCACCGACATTTTCCAGAGCCTTAACGCGAGTGGCAACAGCATCACTCTCGGCCTTAGCTTTCTGTGCAACCTGCTTCAGATGCTTCAGGCGGGCCAGCTTGTTCTCATCATATGCCATATTTTTTATTCCTCCATATCGTTATCAGGTGTTGTCGGTGGGAAATACTTCACTCAGCATCTCGCTCACTTCGGAATCGGTCGCAATATCGACTGCGGCAGCGCCCAGCGGGGCGAGATCGCCGGCAGCGTTCTTGATGGTGTATGCGGTAGCCGTACCATCAGCAACCACAGAGAGGACCTGACCGATGTACGCGGTCGGGTTCGTCTTTGCGTAGTTCTGCGCCTCCGCCAGAGAAGGCCAGACGCAGGTCGGGTCAAGAGCAAAAGCATCCTGACGTTTCATGCTCAGGGGGAACTCCATGTTGGCATAGGTCCTTGCGGTATTGTTCACAGCCATTGTCTATCCCTCCTATCAGCCCAGAGTGACCTTGAGAACCGCGGCGTTACCGTAGGCAACAGCAGGCTCAAACACCCAGACATTGTACTCCTTCGCAGCATAGCCGTTCGCGCCCTCAACGGGAACAGCGGACTTGACAAAGGTGCTGGTGACATCTGCGTTCATTGCGGTCTCGTTGATGACCTTGGTCACGCCCTTTGCGGTCGCAATGCAGGCAATCGCCACACGCTGCGTACCGGCAGGCACGTTGATGGTCAGCGTACCGGCAGCATATGCCTTGCCAGTCTTGCCCAGTGCGCGGATAGCCGCACTGTCCAGAGCGGGCTTGCTGGCGGATGCACCGTAGAACGTATTGCGGAACGGAGTGTATGCTGCGGTGTCCTTGGTCTTAGTGCCAGCCGCAATGGCAACTGCCGGGCTGGATGCAGCGCCGAGATTGTCCTTTGCAGTCACGCCTGCGCCGTGGGTTGCGGTCACGCGGTACTTCAGGCTGGACACGGCGTTGTCGCCGCCAGCGTCGCCGATGATGAAGCCAGCGCCGCCGTTGTTGTCAGAGCCAGCGGTCAGGGATGCTGCATCAGCAGTAGTCACCTGCGTGGTGGCCGCATTGGTGATACGCTCGACCTTCCAGTTGGTGGCGGTAACGCCGGTGGCCGGGCCGTACTGGTAGGAGCCAGCATTCAGCGTTGCGCCAGAGTAGGCCGCAGCAGCTACCTTAGTGCCGGCCTCAACAGCACCAGCACCGGTCAGCGTGAACGTGCCGATGGACGGCTGGGCGGTGATGCTGGGCTGGAGCCGCTTGCTGAAAATCTCGGTCAGGGCATCCATGACACTCTTGCCTTTGGTGGAGAAAGTGGCCGTGCCGTTCTGGCTCTTGGTCAGGTTGCCGACCTGCGTATAGCCACCGGCCAGCGTGATGTTCTCGCGCAGGATGACCTTATCGGCATCAACATTGCCGGTCATCGCCACCCACGCCTTGCCGTTGTAGAAGTAGGCGGACTTCTCGTAGGTAGAGTTGCCAACGGTGGTCGTGACCACGAAGACATCGCCCTTCTTGACGGCCACGTCGGTGTGCGCCTTGAAATACGCGGCGATAACCGAATCATCGGATGCAGACAGGTCTTCCTTCGTGCCTGCATACGCCGTGCCGCCGATGCCTCCAGAAACGGCATTCAACTGGTCGATGGTCGCATAGTTGCTCAGGTCAACGGTGGTATCATCCAGACGGACGACTTCCTCACCGACCTTAGCGTAAATGTCGTAGTACCCGGTGGCAGCATTCATCACCAGATATAGCACATTATCCTGCGCCTCATCGTTGGAAGGGACCTTCTCAACTTTCTCGAAGCGTGCATGAGCAGACTTTGCAATGGCGGTGGCGATGGCACTGTTGATTGCCTCGGTCGTCATGCTGTCTGCTGCATCCATCTTTCCGTCAATAACGGACTTCAGAGCAGCCGAGAGGTCAGCTTCCGAAATTTCGCTCTTCTTGGCGAGGGAGCCAAGCTCGGATGCCAGCGTGTACTTCGCCAGCTCCTGCTTCACTCTCTCCGCCTGCGCCTGCAACTGAGCGAGAGTTACAAGCTTACTTGCGGATACGGGCATTTGAATACCTCCAAAAATTTATTTCACAGCAGTTTCAGCGCTGCTATGACGAATTAAGGCCCTCTTTCAAGGGCGAGAGGACATCAGCCAAATACTTTGTCGAGCATATCGGCTACGTCCTTATCGGTGGCAATATCGTCCTCGCTGACGTTTTTGTCATTGGAGTCCGAGCCATCGGGGTCTGGTTTGGGAGCTTCCGGTTTGCCAAACACAGTGTCCAGCATATCTTCGACTTCTTCGTCCTTTGCGACTTTCCCGTCGGCGACCTGACCTTGTGCCAAATATCGCAGCAGATCACAATCGCCGCCATCGCCGCACTTCTGAACGGTGATAGCCTGCATGATGTCCCACTTCTGCGTAGTTTTCTTCCGACCGTCCGGCCCGAAACCGACCACGGAAACGTAGAGCTTGCCGGGCTTCAGCACATCCTTCGGGATGTAGAACGCCTCATCGGCAAACTGCACCGGGACGGGCTTGGGACAAGCGCTGCTCGTGAAGACGACGATCTTGTCCAGTTCATCCCACGAGCTGTCAAATTTGAACGCGGCCTGCACAATGTCTACGCTGCCTGCGACAAGTTGGCCTTTCAGGTCATGGGTGATTTTCTGGTCATTGACCGAGAAAATAATCAGCATTGCATTCACCTCTTTTCTTACGTTATCAGCGAACGAATATCAAACGTATTGTCGTTGTAATAGGCGTTCGCCTGCGAATAGCAGTCAACTTGGTCATCGTGGGCACCGCTTGGGAATGCCGCCATTTCTTCCACAAAGTCCATCACCCACGGGCAGGCAGATGCCGCTGGGATGTAGACGTTCCCAGCTTCAGCCACAGCGGTGGTCGCATGGGCGCGGACCACCTTGCCGCCAAACGGCTCCACAGGGATGATTCCGGGGATTTCTTTCTTCAGCACGTCGATGACCGCCGTGCCGTTGGCCTTGTCCTCGACCAGCTTTCTTGTGGTCTGGGGCCACTTGGAGGAAAGCCCTCGCATGGCATCCAGTGTTTCCGTGAAGCTCATGCGGCCACGCACCTGATCGAGCAGATAGCGGTCTGCGCCTTTCCTTGCCCAGACCTGCCCGACAACGAAGTCTGAACCGTCCTTGTCCTTGAAGGTGCAGTCCCACGACTGGATGAAGTCATGCAGGCCGGACGGCAGCGCCGCCCAGCGTTTCCACCACTCTCTCTTGAACATACCGCCGGAGCTTGGTGTGGGGGTCTGCATATACAGAGAAGACCATGCGTATGTACCGACGGTCTCTTTCTGTTGTGCAGCCCATGCTTCGTCGTAGCCGCCCGCAGGCCACAGCGCCTCGCCTAGCTCACGGCCCAGAGGGTCGGTAGCCGGGTCTTCGCAAATGGCTGGGAGCGAGATAATGTCCCAGTCCTCAACCTTGCCGTACTCCGGGTTCAGGAGCCGGGCGGCAAGGTCATCTTCGTGCCAGCGGGTAAGAATGATGATAACAGCGCCGCCTGCGTGCAGTCGGGTACTCACCGTGGACTGGTACTCGTCCCACAGCTTATCGCGGTAGGTGGCAGATTCAGCCTCGGCGCGGTTCTTGATGGGGTCATCGACGATAAGCAGGTCTGCGCCATAGCCGGTGATGGAGCCGCCGATACCAACGGAGATCATGCCGCCCATGCCGTTGTCGAGGTTCCAGTTCGTTTTGGTGGCCTGCACTTGGGAGATGGTATGCCCAAACAGCGTAGGACCGAACTCCTCGACCTTATCGCGGTTCCGCTTGCCAAATTGCTGAGCAAGGTCGCCGCTGTAGCTGATCTCGATGACCCGCTTTTCAGGGTTCTTGCCCAGATAGAACGATGGGAAGGTTTCGGTCACGGTCATGGACTTGCCGTGGCGCGGCGGCATGAATATCATCAGCCGCTTGGTCTTCCCCTCTATGATGCTTTCCAGCTTCTCGCACACAAGGTCGAGGTGTCTGGCTCTTTTCCACCTGCCCATGTGAACGTACTGGACATAATCGGCATAGTACCGTCTCGCCAATTCATTACGAAGCTCCTCACGGGACGCGGCTTTTTGAGCTTTAGAATAGGACCGTTTATTCGGAGTCTTCTTCATCGCTCATGCAGGCCAGAGCCTCCCTCAGCTCCTCCTCGCTCAGGTTCTCATAAGGTCTGGCCTGAACAGAACCATCAAGCGTGACCTTCTGAGTCTGAGAGAACTCCTCTCTGCAACGATTGTTGAGCCAGTACATTTGAGCCATTGTATCGGGAACGGCTTTCTTCGTGAGCGTTCTGACCCGGACCGGCTTCTGCTCACCAGTCCGAGGGTCTACGTCAATGACGCTTTCCTTTTCCTGATATTCAAAGCCTACAGCGCGTTCAAACAGAGATTTTTTTACTTTTGCATCGGCGACTTCCTTCCCGTGCTGGCAGGCTTCATTGAACGACGGGTACGTCTGCCGCCAGCGGATGATGGTCCTACGCGAAACATGGAAGGCATCAGCAATGTCCTGATCTGTTGCGCCCTTGATAGCAAGTGACCATGCCCAGTCATCGTGGTACGCCGGATTGTACTTTAGAGGCGTAGGCATTTGCTATCACCTACTTCCCTGCCAGATAATCCGCAGCCCAGTATTCAAGGGCCTGCCACTTGTTCTTCGGGCCGATCTCGCCCTCCTTGACCATCTTGTCGAGCGCCTGCGTGATGGTATCAGCAGCCTCTTTGGGGATGGCCGGAGAGCCGAACAGGTTGGGCAACTGCACCCACTCCTGACTTTCATCGAAGTGCAGGTCATCGAACAGGGACTCGGTGGCCTTAATCATGGCGTGGATGGCAGCGCCGGTGTTCTTGACGTTGGCAAACTGCTGGTACTTCGTGATGGTTTCGATGAACTCCTCGTGCTGGTCAATATCTGCAACGCCCAGCATATCGGGGCTGAGGGAACCCAGAACCTTCACAAGCTGGTCCAAATCGCGGAGCTGGTGCGGCAGGAAGGTGAACGTGACGTTCTTCCAGTCAAACTCCACCTTCGGGGACAGCAGCTTCTCAAGCTCGGCCATAGGCTCGCCGATGATGTCCTTGCCAATGTAGCTTTCCAGCATATCGTCCACATCGTCGATCATCTTGGCGATTTCCTTCAGGGTGGACTGGTCATCAAAGCCGCTGATGGCGTTGTGCGCCAACTGCTTTGCGGCCACCTGAGAGCGCCGCAGGCCGGTGGTGTCCAGAATGACAAAAAGCTCCGTCAGCACACCGCTGTCCTTTGCAGAACGGATGCGGTGGTGGCCGGAGATAATCTCGATTTTGCCGTCGATGAGTGCGCAGAACGGGAGGCTTTCAAGCTGGCCCCGCTTTTTGATGTTGTCGGTAAGCTGCTTCTGCATCTCGGTCTTCATAATGCGAGCGTTGATGTCCTGCTCGCGGAAGTCGGTCAGCTTTACTTTGGCAATGACCAGACCGGAACCCATATCGGCGACCGTTTCATACTTTACGGCTGCACTGCTGACTTGGTTTTCTCGCGCTGTTTCTGCCATCGTTCTTCCCTCCCTAACCATTCATTCAATGCCTGTTTGGCGTTTCTATCGTACAAGGGCGACTCGTATGTGAGCCGGTAGCCCATCTTCTTATCCGGGACTTTCTTGGTCAACTCCATCAGCCCCCGCATTTCCTTGGCCTCCGGGTACTTGGTCATCTGCACCGTCTTGAGGGACTTGGCCTTTTCCTTCTCCAAATCCGTGCAGATGTTCATAATCAGCGGCCTGTTCTGTGCAAGCATGGTCAGAAGCCGCCCCAGCCGGTAGGTCTTATGGGGAACGGTCATGCCGTACATGAGGAACACAGCATCGGAAACCTGCGTACCGAAGGCTCCCATCGTGAGCGCTGACTTATCCAGCCCGAACACGCCAGCCAGTTTTCCGTCGATGAGGACTGCCATGTTGATAGGCGCAGACGAACCGACAAAGTTGTGCGTCCAGAGCTTTCTGTAATACTGGGCGGCGGTGCGCTCGATCTGGGTAATCTGAATCTTGCTCTTGCGGGTGATTTCATAATCACGCGGCAGGATGCTGCAATCCAGCGGCTCCAGCTTGCCCTCATTCGGGCGGGTAATCATTTTACCCTCGGCAAGCATGGTCGCCTCATCCGGGCGGTTGGTAGTCAGGTACACGTTGATGCCGTCGCGCACGCCATACCGGGCAAAGACAGGATGCCCGGCAGTGAGGCCCGGTGCGTTCTCCTCGTAGCACATCAGAAGGCACTTGGCATCATTCATCTTGTCGTACAGATCGTTCAGCCCGGTCTTGGGGTCGAAGATGCCATACTCAGGTTCTTTCCACGTCATACGCCCGCCGGTGTCATACCACTTCTCGAATCCAGCGGCATAGGTGGGCGGATTGGCAACCACAAGGCAGTGGGGGTCATCGTAGCACTCCTCAAGATGCTTCCACATATCCAGCGGGCGGTAGCTCATCCCATGCAAGGACTGCTTGGCCCTGTCGAGCTGTGCGCGGATTTCCGCCAGATGCTCCTCCTTGCGGTATTCCAGATCGCGCATGATGCCGTAGAAGTATTCCTTCCCGGCGTTCTTCACAGTCCGCAGGTACAACTGCGCATAGAGCGCAACCGCAGGGTCAAGCAGCTCCTCATTCGTGAAGCCGTCCGCTCTGATTTCCAGCTTCTCAAGGGACTGGCCCGTAATGGCGTACCCCATGATGGAGGTGAACATCGAAACGTCGCTGGCCTCGATCTCGCTGGGCTTGTACCCACACTGCGCCGCGATGTGCGACATGGCGAAAGCGCCGGCGCACGGCTCAACGAACCGGGTGTACCCCTGCTTGCGGGCGTTTTCAATCAGCGGCTTCAGGAACTTCTGCTCCTGAGCAACCAGAGTTCCGAGGAAGAACGCTCCGGGGTTCTGGAACTTTGCCATTCATATCACCGACCTTTCTTTCAAAATTGCCCCTCTGGTTTCGACTGGAGCAGTTGCTTTCCAGAGGGTGGGTTGTTTCCAAAGACGTGAACATCTGGAAAGCCCTTGTTCGTAGGCATAAAAAATGGGAGCCATGCTGTTTCCAACATGACTCCCTATGGTTGGTCCGCCGAGCAGGGATTGAACCGTGCGACCCCCTGATTAAGAGTCAGGTGCTCTACTTTCTGAGCTATCGGCGGGTATTACCACATTTTCATCTGGACTGCATCAGGCTCGACCGCTTTCTGCGGTTCAGGCTGTTTCGCCCACTTGTTTGGTGACGGGTCAGGCAGCTCCTCAATGGGTTCTCCCGTTCTGGAGAGCCACCATTCTGCGAACACCAGTCTATGACACCACTCTCCGGGCTTTCGGACATCTTCGTAGCAACAAAGCACCACGGGCTTGCCCATGTCCTCATAATGCTGGAGAATCTGAGCAATCCGCGCCGTCCCCACTCTGTCCATGTGCTGGAAGTAGGGCGGCGTGAACCGCTCCCGGTTGTATTCGTTGAACAGATAACCCGGCGGCGCGATCTCCATGATGTTGCCTGCAAGCGTATACCGAAGGGGGAACTTAGGCGCTCCCCGTGTTATCCCAACGACTGTGTAGTTCCCGGTCTTGAGTTCCGGGTTACTGTACCGGCTGGTGTAAATCATGTGCCTCGCTCCTTCCGTACAAGCCCACCAGAATCTTCACGCCCTCAGCTATCTTCTCATCGAGATCATAGCCGAGCTGCCTGTAGAATCTGCCGTGGACCATGCACTCATACGCTCTTGTCATCGTGGAGGACTGCTCCTTCGTGATGCCGAGCCTGAAGTCCTTTGCAATCCGCAAAGCCCCTTTGAAGTCGCCGTCTGCAACCAGACGTCTAACTTTATCGGATTTTCGTTCCATCTGTCGTACCTCCTGACCTTTTCGGTAAGATTTTGGGTCTATCTTCATTCTAACCCTTTACCCACCGGAGTCAATCGGTTTTGCATTCGGAGCGAAAGTTTTTGGCTTTACCGCTTGATACGAGGCCAGATGTGCCACTCGCGGTTTTTCCGGAGTGACACATCGGTTCACGCTTCGTATCTTACCACAGTGGTAATCGCACTGCAATAGCAACTTTTTTGCAACTTTGCCAAAATTTTAGTCCAACCATCCAAAAATCAGGGCGCTCAACTTGGAAATGCCCGCCTTCTGGTCGCGGAACACGGTTGACAAATCGACGTGTTCTTCATCGGCGATCTGCTGTTGAGTCTTGGGTTCAGGAGCAATGTAGAGGTCGTAAATCGTCCGATACCGACGCATTTCCTCCGCACGCTTGGAATGCTCACAGCGGAACTTGTAGTATTCCAGCATACGGTCGATGTGCTGCACGATGATGCGAGTGTGGGCAGCGCTCTCCTGAATGCTCCTCACCACCGGGACCCTCACCCTGCCGTCGCTCTGACTCATCAACTCCTCCATCAACTCCTCGAAGTCATCATCCTCGGAGAGCTGGCTGGCTTCATACACGGCACTCTTGCTATGTTCTACAAAGCAGTGGTAGTTCTGAAGCAGCAGCTTGGTATTATGCAGGCGCTTGTCCTTGACGGCCTTTCGGTTCCGCTCCGCTTCGTGCTGGAACTTTTCAATGGCTGTTTCCGATGCCACCCGTACGATCTCTTGCATCATTTCCGGGGGAATGGTGACGTTCATGTCTTCCTGTGCCATATCAAAACCTCCCATAACGGGCTATGCCGCCCCTCCCCCTCCGGGGAGAAGCGGCTTGCCCTTACTCTTACGCTTCTGCTATTCCGGTGAGCTTATTCCTGACAGTACGCTTTCCACAGCTGCTCATCCATGTCGGTCTTCTCCCACGGGGGAATGATTCCCGTTACACAGCCGAAATGGCCGTAGGCGGATGTCTGCTCGTAGATGGGACGGCGCAGGTCAAAATGCTCGATGATCTGGTGGGGAGTCAGACCGAAGCACTGTCGTACGGCCTTGACCAGCTTTTCCTCATCTGCTCCGCCAAACGTATCGATGCGGACGGACACGGGTTCGGCCACACCGATGGCATAGGCAAGCTGTACCTGACACCGGCTACAGATTCCGGCATCCACAATGTTCTTGGCAATGTACCGGGCCATGTACGCTGCACTGCGGTCAACCTTTGTGGGGTCTTTGCCAGAGAATGCCCCGCCGCCGTGGGGAGCATAACCGCCATAGGTGTCCACGATGATCTTCCGCCCGGTCAAGCCGGTGTCTGCCGCAGGGCCACCCTGCACAAAACGCCCGGTAGGATTGATGTACAGGTTGTAGGTATCAATGTCAAGGTCACCACCATAGACACCGGCAAAGTGCTTGGCATACTTCAGGATCGGGGTGATGACGTGCTCCGTCAGAGATTCCAGAAGCTGTTCTTCTGTTGCATTTTCGTAGTGCTGGGTGGAAATGACGATGGTGTCAATGCGCGAGGGCATCCCATCCTCCCCATATTCCACCGTTACCTGCGTTTTGCCATCGGGGAGGATAAAGGGGATGGTCCCGTCTTTGCGCCTCTGGGTAAGCCTGTAGGCCATCTGGTGCGCAAGCATGATGGGCAGCGGCATAAGCTGTTCGGTCTCACTGCACGCATAGCCGAACATCATGCCCTGATCTCCTGCCCCTCCTACATTGTCACCTGTACCCATCGCAATATCGGGGGACTGCTTATGGACTGCCACTTCGATCTTGCAGGTGTTCCCATCAAAGCCGGACGAGCCTCCGGTGTAGCCGATGTCACGCAGGACCCGCCGGGCAATGCCCTCAATATCCACATCGACCTTGCTCGTGATCTCGCCTGCAATGAACACCGTGTCGGTGGTGCAGCAGGTCTCACAGGCCACCCGGCCGTTCGGGTCAACAGCCAGCACTGCATCCAGCACCGCATCAGAGATACGGTCGCACACCTTGTCGGGATGACCCTCGGTCACAGACTCAGACGTAAACAGCTTTCTCATGCCTTTTCCTCCTCAGCATTCTTCTTGTCTTCCTGCTCGTGGTGACATACAGCAGCAGCTTGCAAGAGTCTCATCAACTCATCCAGACGGACGCTCACCATAACGGGCTTCTCCCCGTGGACAGAGAACGAGACCGTTCCCCGCGTATAGCTGGCAAGCATATTGCATTCTGCCGTACCCATGCTTTCGATGCCAGCCGGTTTGCCATCGACCGCCGCAAAGGTGGTCATGGCTGCGTTCACCGTCATCTGCACCCCGTCAGGGATGCCGGACACCTGTGCAGGGACCTTTACGACATGGCCCATAAGGGGATTCTTATTTTCTTCCATGTGTTCTCCTTTCTCAGAACGGGATGTCATCATCATCGGGCAGCGGGCGGAAATCATCGTTCGTGGGTTCCGACGCTGCCTGCGGGGTGGAGCCGCTATCTTTCTTGGACTCGCCGAAGAAGACCTGATCGCAGCGAACCTCCGTCCGCTTACGCTTCACCCCGTTTTTTTCGTAGGTGCGTGTGGTAAGGACACCGCTTGCCTCGATACGCTTTCCCTGCTTGAAATACCGGGCGACAAACTCAGCCTTCTTTTCCCACGCCACGCAGTCGATAAAGTCCGTCTGGTCCTTAACGCCGGGCCGGTCAACCGCAACCGTGAACTCCGCCACGGGCTTTCCGTTGGGAGTGGTGCGCAGTTCGGGGTCGCGTGTCAAGCGGCCGCTGATGGCAATAATGTTCATAGGGTAGCTCCTTTCATCATCGTAGTAGTCGAGTTCCAGATAGTTCTTCCCGAATGCCGCCCGGAAGTCTGCGACGCTGGCTTTGTGGGCCATCATGTACTTGATCTGCCAGAACTGCTTCAGGGCATCGGAGGTTTCCCTGCACTGGTGCGCCGCATACCGACCGTTCCGATGGCAGCTCTCGCCGCACAGGCCCACCTTCAGGCCATACTTTTCGGACTTATCCCGAAACGGCCCCGGGTAGACGTGGTGCTCCTCCAGCCAACCGGTCTTTCCGCACAGAAAACAGGTTCCGTACCTCATTCGGCATCACCCTTCCGGGCGTTGGGGTTTTCCACCTCCAGCAGGATGCCGCCGCATTCCAGACATTCTACCACGATCTTTTCCGGCTCCTCATGGTCGCCGGCCTGAACCGTGCCGAAGCCGTTGCAGGCGATTTCCTCTGCCAGATGAGGCTCCAGAATGCTGTCATCCACATGGCGGGGGTCTTCTGCGAGGTAGGCAGAGCCGAGGGCGATGATGCCGTCTGCGGTCTCCGCATAGCAGTGGCCTGCGCTCCGGCTCACCGTCATCCGCTCGCCCACAAGGACTTTGAGGATGTCCCACTGGTCCTTGATGCCGCACTTATCGGGGTTGCGCAGGATGTAGCCCTTGTCATCGCTGATGACCGTGTAGTCAACATCCACGATGCCTTCCGGGAGCTGGGGCGGTTCCTGCTCCACAGGGGGCGCAGCATTCTGGCGGCTCTGAGCCGTGTCGAAAAGCGAGGTCTGCCCATCGTCGATGTCCTTCATCACATACTCCATCAGCTCCTCATCCCACACCAGCTTGCGGTTGCCGGAGAGGTTGCCGGTCGTTTTGTCCTTGACCTTGATTTCGGTGCTGATCTCGTGGCTGAAGCTGGGCTTCATCACCTGCACGGTGTCCCCCTCCCGCGTTGCATCGAAGTTCCGTTCCGGAGCCGGGGTCAGTGCCACGCTGATTTTGCAGTTGATGGAGGCGCTGTCGCTCTGGAGCCTGTCCATCTTCTGAAGCAAGCGCTGGAGGGCGCTGTCGAAGTCCATCTTGAAGGCGTTGAAGGTGTCCGCGCTCAGGGACAGCACATACGTTTTGTCGCTCATAGTCATTCTCCTTTACTGTTCATACGGTATATCTGAGATTTCAACGATAACACGCGGGGTGTCGGAGTAGAACTTCCGAACCAGTGCGTCTACGATCTGGGCATCATCGCGGTAGGCAATGCCGTTCAGGGCATCGCAGATGATTTTGCCCACATTATCCCAATCGGGCTTTCGTGTCGGGCGTATCAGGCGGTCGATCATGGCAAGGTGCTTTTTCCTGCTGACCGATTTCGGAACGGAGAGGAACGCAAAAATCCTCACGCTCAGCATGGCGTCATCAGCAAACCGAACCCCGGATTGGATTCTGTACTCGGTCTTTACGAGGTTTTCGTACAGAACCGTGTTTTCCGGGGTTCTGGCTGTCACATGGCCGCATACGGTCGAGAATTTCGGGCGTTCCTTGCCTCGCGGCTCCCCGTAGATGCAGAATTGCGTCCTCATTCCCCTGCCGCCTGCTTCGGTTTGTCATTCGGAGCGTACTCCAAATAGTATTCGTAGCTTTTCTTACCCGGCCGGAGCTGCTTGCCCTGTCGGACGGTGTAGTCGTTCTTTACGAGGATGGCAGCTACCGTCAGCCGGTCCTCAACGCTTGCGATGATAACTTTATCCATCGTTGCCCTCCAAAAAGTTCTTCATCTCGTCAAATCTGCGGGCCGCTTCCGCCTTTCTCCACGACCGACCTGTGAACTGCATCGGGTAGCACATTTCAAAGATACGGTCATAGATGCGGGTGTAGCGGATGTCCGCAGATTCTTTCATTTCGGTCATGCTCAGGTTCGTGGTGAGGATAATAGGGAGCTTGGCCCTGTACCGGCTGTCCACGATGTCGTAGACCTTTTCCAGCGCAAAGTCCGTGCTGCGTTCAGCACCGAGATCATCAATGATGAGCAGCTTTGCCCTGTTCAGCCGGGCAATCAGGGCGCTGTCATCCTCACTGAAACCCTGCATGGTTTCCAGCAGCTTTACAAACGAGGTCATCACTACCGGGACCCGCAGGCTCAGGAGATGGTTTGCAATGCAGGCCGCTGCGAATGTCTTTCCGGTTCCGACCCCACCGTAGAACAAAAGCCCCTGATTCTTTGCCAGCATTTCATCGAAGTGCTTCGCATACCGCAGGCAGAGCTTCAGGTTGTAGGCGTTATCCTTGGTCTGCTGGAATCCGTCAAAGCTGATGTCCCGCAGGCGTTCGTCCATGAGGCTTTGCTGTTTCAGCGCTTGTGCTGCCCGCATTTCCCGGTCCTGCATGAGCATCTGCTCTTCCTGCTTCCTCCGTTCTGCCCTGCAACGGCAGGACACCGGCATTTTGACCCGGACTTTCTTCTTGGGGTCGAACGGAACAGCCTTCAGGTCAGGAATATTGACCTCTACCTGCCGACGGGTATGGCAGTTCCCGCAGACGAGGAACCCTTCATCGTCGTAGTAATCACCATTCTCCGGCTGATTTGCCGCCTGCGCCTGACGAACAACGCCTTGCAGCAGGCCATCAAACTCACCCATTCTGCTCACCCCACTCTCTGAACGGATTTTCTTCAGCCGGCGTAGATTCGCTTGCGCCCTGCTGAAGCAGGCCCGGTTTCTTTTCTTTAACCCGGTCTACGACCCAGCAGAGGATGGCGCGGTAGTCGTCCTTGTAGGTCTTTCCTCGTGCGCCCTTGTAGTTGTCAAGCTCCACAATGCAGGCATCCGCAAAGGCTTTGCCGTACAGTTTCACGAGCCGGTCGTAGTTCGCTTCGCTCATCTTCACGAACTCCGCATAGGATTTCTTATCATGTTTCGGCTTTGCTGGCCGCTTGGCTTCTGGCTCCACAGGAAGTTCCATCTGTTCCGGATCCGGGGTCTTCGGCGCAGGCTTTGCGGCCTCACGCTCTATCTGGCGGGCTTTCCGCTTTCGTTCAGCATCCAGCCTGCGGTTTTTCTGGAGCTTATACCACTGCTCCTGCCATGTGTCCCAGTCGTGGATGTAAAAGCCGTCGGCCGCCACATCAATCCAGCCGGTGTCCACAAGGGCCTGAACCACTTTACCCATGTCGAGCTGGCAGTCCTCGCCGCAGCCGTACAGGTATCGGCTCAGGACTTCGAGGTCGGCATCCTTGACCATCCCGGTCTCATCGGCGTTCTTCATGCCCCAGAACCACAGGAAGTTCAGGATGCCGAGGGCTTCAAACTTGGAACACCCGATGGCGCGGTATAATCTACGGAGCTTCGTACCGTCCACCTCCTGATGTACGCTTATCCACGGCATCCCCTCACCTTCCTTTTCCGCTGGTGGCTTTATTCTTCGGTTGCACCGTCATTTTTGGTGCCTTCCTCAGCTTCCAGCTCCGCCTTGTGGGCCGTGCAGATCTCGACCAGCCGCTCGACCACCTTGTTGTAGGTGGACATCTTCATGCCGGTCGTAGAGGTCAGCCCCATCTCCTCGATGATGGACTTGACCACGGCGTTGCCCTTGTCCTTGCCGAAGTTTGCCTGCGCCGCCTTGAAAAGCTGCTGGCGCTGCTCCTGCGAGATGACCGGGTCTTCTTCCTCGGCCGGCTGTTCTTCCGGCTTCGGGTCATCCAACTCCCTGTACCCCACCGGGATAGCGCCAGATGCAATCATCTCATCCTCGGAGTACACACCCTCATAGTCCTTCGGGAAAGCGTCCCTCACGCACTGGCTGACAGCGACCTTGTTGATCATGGTGGCAGGCTTGGATTTCCAGTTTGCCTGCCCCTTGTTGTACTCGGCAAAGGCAACTTCCTTGAATGCAGTGCGTTCCTTGCTGTTCCGCATGAAGGTAACGCGGCACCAGCCGCCAACCAGAGTTTCACCCGGATAGAGGCAGCATCCCTCTTTCTGGATAATCTCGTTCCCACGCTGTACCGTGATGCCGTCGTTCTTGAACAGGTAGTCCGGGTGGTCAAATGCTCTGCGGAGGTAGGCATCCTTGCCAACGACCATCTGCGCCGGGTCATCCTTGCTGTACTTGATGAGGTAGACCTCACCCTGAACCAGCGGGTTGAGCTTCTGCTGGCGGCAGGTGTTCATAAAGAACACGAGTTCCTGATTGCTTACCAGTTCTGCCCTGCCGCGAACGAGGTACTTCTTCACGAAATCCAAATCCAGCTCAACGTGCGTACCCAGAACGTCGTAGCTGACAACGAGAGCGTTGCTCTCAGCCTTGCTCATAGCAGCAGACATATTCTTTTACCCCCTGAAGCTCATTTTTGCGACCTGACGGTAGGTGATGCCGGGAATTTCGATCTGGCCCTTCGAGGCACGGATGAGGCGCATAACAGCGGCCTGATCGACCGGGCGGAGCTCAATGCCCGCCACCGCCAGCGGGACCGCCTTGGGGTCGATCTCGACGATTTCCCAGTCTTTCGAGGTGCTGACGCCGGAGACCTTCGGGGTGGCTGCGGCAGGCACTACCGCATAGCTTGCAGCATCATCCATGATGGCTGCTTCCTCAAAGGCAGCCTCCGCTCCATCTGCATCACCGGCGGCTTCCAGCGTAGCCGCTTCCTGAATCTTGCGCTCCCGTTCAGCTTCCGCTGCCCGTCGAGCAGCTTTTTCAGCTTCCCGGCGCTTACGTTCCTGCTCTGCAATGTAGGCGCTCATCACCTGCTTGACCGTCTTCTCTGCGTTGCGCAGCGGGGTCAGCATGGCCTTTTCCCGGTCGCAAACCGCTTTGTGGGCCTGATAGGCGCTGTCTTTCATGGGCTTGAAGAACGTCGTGACCTGCGACGCCTTTTTCTTCAGCATCTTGCCGAACTCACCGGCAAAGGCGTAATCTTCATCGGTCTGGATAACCAGCGACTCCGCCTGAAACTCGATGTCGGTCACATCACGGGAGAGCTGCTGCTCATCAACGATTTCGGCCTGCGGAACGGTTGCCACCATAGTTTCTTTTTCCATCTGTTGAACCTCCTAAAAATCACTCGTTCATGTAGTTCTTAATTGTCATCAAGGACGAGAACACCGACCAGCACTTCCCACTCCGGGGAAAGCGCACTTCCTGATAGCCCTTCTTGGACAGGTGGAGAATCAGCCGGTCATCGACCTTGATGTCGTGGCTCTCCCATGCCCTGTCATAGGCTTCAAGCTGCACAGCGCAGAGCTTGCTGTTCACCTGTGCCGATGTCTTGTAGTCCACCAGCGTCACCCTGCCGTCGATGATGCACAGCAGATCGACCGTGCCTGCATACCGCAGGATTTTGTGGTAGACCTTGGTTTCGGTCGCCAGAACTTCCGGCTTGCGGCTATCCCACCACTCCCGGAAGCCGGCAAAATACCCGGCATACACCGGCGGAATGTCCTCAATGCCGAACTTGGCGTAGTTCTCCACCGCATTGTGGATGGCCGTGCCGCGCTTTGCGGCCTTGTTCAGAACCTCCGGGTCCACCGTGCTGTAGAAGTCACTGGACAGCGGCTTCATCAGGGTGGTCACGCTGGGTACTTCCAGCCCGTTCAGGTAGTAGAGATGCCGTTCTTCCTCAAATGTCAGTTCCGGGAACTGCGGAATTTCGGGCTTCACGCATTCGTTGCTCACGTTGCTTTTCTCCTTTCAGATTGATTGCCAACCGCATATAGTAGTCGGTCAGCTCGGTTTCGTACAGAAGCGGAAGGTAGCTCTCCGGCTGCTCTGCCAGCTCACATTTGCGCCGGGCATACCAGAGAACGCTGGTGGCTACCACATCCGGGATTTTGAATCCCAGAGATGTTTCCGCCGCCTGCCGTGCTTCTGCCAGCTTATCGGCACTCATGCCTTTTCCGCGAGTCTGCGGTGGATTTCCTGAAGCAGATCATCGGTTGGAATCTTGCTCAAGTCCAGACCGGCCTCAGAGTCCTCAAAGAGGATAGAGGGGGCCTTCAAAGCGGGGCGGATGCCGTACGAGTTGGGGCAGAAGTCGTGGTACCAGCCGCCATCGGAGCCGACGTACAGGGCGAGATCACCGTCCGACTTGCTGGGACCGCTCCAACCGGTCGCCAGCCAGCACCACCGCTCCGCATTGGGGATGATGTCAGCGTACTCGCGATCTTCATCCAGTGTAAGCGGCGCAGCCTTCACCGACAACTTCCCATAGCAGCCGGAACCGTCCAGCGTGGTCAGGTCGATCTCGCGGGGGATGAGCTTGGCGTTGTCGAGACCCCTCTTGCCCATGTCCTCCAACCACTTGTCAACGGCCTTCTTCAGGTCGCTCTCTGTGTAGTTGTTGGAGCTGCCAAATTCAGAAGCACCAACCGATTCCAGCGCCAGCAGGAACAGGCTGTCCGGCAGGCTACCACGACGCTCAACATCCAGCACCACAAATCTGGTTCCGGCCAGCGTAACGATGTCACCCGGCTCGTGCAATACTGCGTACTTTTTCATGTTTCGTTCCATCCTTTCTTACCGGCGATGCAAACACGCCGATATTCAATCCGCCGATTTTCTTCATGGCTTCGTCGAGTTCTCTTGCGGTTGTGATGCCATATTCTTCTGCCAGCAGCTTCTTCAGCGTTTGGATGTCAGCCATCGTCTGCGCCTCCGTTCAGGAGCTTGGAGCCAATGAGCTTCAGTTCCCGCGCCGCCCGAATCAGTCCGTCGAGGTAGTCGAGGATTTCGGTCAGGTCTGCCCACTCATCCTTGGAGATGATGCCATCTGCCGTGATGTCGATGAGCTTTTCTTTGACCTGCTCGATGTCACCCTGCCGGAGCTGTTTCAGCAGCTTCATGGTCGTACGCTCTACCGAGGCAATTTCAGGGGACGGCATTTCGAGGCTCTTTCCGATAAGGCATTCCGACGAACAATACCACGCCATCAGCTCCGGTGCATTGTAGATGTCTGCCATCAGCACCACCTTATCCACCGGGATGACCTTCGTATTGCCCAGCTCGTAATCCGCAAGGCTCGAAACCGAGATTCCGAGCAGTTCCGCAGCGCCTTCACGGCTACCAAGCTTATCGTTGTGCTTTGCGGCCTCTTTCCTACACCGGAAGCACTGGTTTTCACAGGCTTTTGCGGCATCGCGTCCCATTTTCTTTGCCCCCTTGATGCGTTATACTTTAGACATCAGCAAACCGCTATGCGTATACTTACCCTTTCGGTAAGCTATCGTCGAAAAAAATAGCGTTGACCTGATCGCTGGTCAGGTCAAGCGCTTTGGCGACAATGCTCATTTCCTCATTGGAGAACTCGACTTCTCCGCGCTCCTTCTTGGAGTAGGTAACAAGCGATTTGCCGATCAATTCGGCCATGTTCTTCTGGGTCTTTCCCTTCTCGACCCGGATGCCCTTGAGCTTGGAGCTATTCATCTGCTCACCCCCTTTCCGTGTCTTCATTATAGCTTACCGATATGGTATATGTCAATCTTAAAATGATAATTTTGGTAAGTTTTGTTTACTCTTTGACAAGTATGTTATAAACTTGGTAAGTAAGCTACATTGGGAGGTATCACTATGTACAGCAAAGCCATGTTCGCCAAACAGTTCAAAGAACTCATCGACAAGCGCGGCCTCACGCAGCGTGCTGTCGCAGAGCGCATCAACACGACGGAGACTACCATCTCACGTTATGTTTCCGGCGATAGAACGCCGAACATCGAGACCGCTGTGGAGCTGGCCTCTGTACTGGGCGTGACGCTGGACGTTCTGGTCGGTGCCAATCTGCCCGCTGCAAGCCGCACACCGCCCGACGTCAACATCTTAGTCGCCTGCTACGAGAAAGCGTCCATCGCAGACCGGCAGGTTTTGTGGTCGTTGCTTGACCGCTACATGACCCCGGAACAGCGGGTCATCATAACGTCCATGCAGCGTGAGGAAAAAGCCGACGTAGGCTGATACAGGTTGACTTTTCGAGGAGGTGAAAATCATGGCGAAACAACGTACTGGCGATGAATACATCATATTCAAGGGTATGCCCACAGAATACTCCTTGAGCGACTACTGGCGCTGGAACGCATCAGACCTGCTCAACAACACCCTGCGAGGCTCCTATTGCGAGTTCATCGTATCGGCCGCACTGGGCGTTGATCTGAGCGGAACCAACGATGACTGGACTCCCTACGACATCTCTTTCCCCTACAACTGGGAGTACAACGGCGAGGCCCGCGATGAAGTGCGTATCGAGGTCAAGAGTGGCGCATACCTTCAGGCATGGTGGCAGGGTGACGGCCGACTGTCCAACATCCAGTTCAGCATCCGCCCAACAAGAGCATGGGACTCCATCAACGGTTATGCTGAGGAGGTCAAGCGGCAATCTGACGTGTATGTGTTCTGCCTATATACGGAGACCGTGCGCGAGCGTGCCGACCCGCTGGTGTTGGATGGATGGGACTTCTACATCGTACCGACTCATATTCTGGACGAACAGTGTGGCCCCCAAAAGACCATCTCTCTCACCATGCTACAAAAGCTGGAGCCATACCGCGCTGACTATGGCGGCATCCGAGATGCCATTATCCATTCGCTGGATGTGTAGCCCCCGACAATTTGAATAATTCTCAGTGTTCTTTTTTGTGCATAACAGAAAAGCAGCCCCGCACTACGCATGGAGCTGCTTTTTCTTCAGCTATTATCTTCTGGAGGTTTCACAATGGGCTATGTGACGAAGAAGGTGGCACAACGCTTTGAGGAGAAGAAAGTCGCCATATACGTTCGAGTCTCAACGCAGTATCAGGTTGACCGGGCCAGCCTGCCCGTGCAGCGTGAGGAGCTGATTGCCTACTGCAAGTACGTTCTTGGCATCGATAGCTTCGAGGTCTTCGAGGATCCCGGCTACTCGGCGAAGAATACCGACCGCCCCGACTACCAGCGGATGATAAACCGTGTTCGGACAGGTGAGTTCTCGCATATACTGGTGTGGAAGATAGACCGCATCAGCCGCAACCTGCTGGACTTTGCTGCCATGTATGCCGAGCTGAAGAAGCTGGGCGTCACCTTCGTGTCGAAGAACGAGCAGTTCGACACCTCCTCTGCGATGGGTGAGGCTATGCTTAAGATCATCCTCGTCTTCGCCGAGCTGGAGCGCAACATGACCTCTGAGCGTGTCAGTGCTATCATGCTGTCGAGAGCCAACGGCGGCGTCTGGAATGGCGGCAAGATACCGTTCGGCTATTCCTACGACAAAGAGCAGAAGGTCTTCCACGTCCTCGACGGCGAGGCGAAGGTCGTCCTCTACATCTACGACTTCTATGAGTCTATTCAGTCTCTGACCACCGTGGCGAAGCAGCTCAACGAGAAGGGTATCCGCTCCCGTACCGGAAAACCGTGGAACCCCGTCACCGTCCGTACGATGCTGACGAACCCGTTCTATGCAGGAACCTACCGTTACAACTACCGTGACGAGAGCAGCCGAACCTATTCCGTCAAGCCCAAAGACGAATGGGTCATGGTCGAAGACCATCACCCCGCCATAGTGACCCGTGAGCGTCAGAACCACATCGCCGGTATCTTGGAGAAACACCGCCGGTCGAACTTCGACGGTCGCACCTACCAGCGGAAGAACACCCACATCTTCGGCGGACTACTACGCTGCGGCTACTGTGGCTCTCTGATGTCCGCTACATCAGATCGGGCTCGCAGCGATGGCTGGCGTCCGTCGCAGTACCTCTGCACCCGGCGCCGCCGCTTCGACGACTGCACAAACAAGTACATCATCGATACGACCATCGGTCCGTTCGTCTTTAACTTTATCGCCAATATGATACGTGCATCCAAATCTTTCGGCAAGAGCACCAGCATTGAGACCCTCGAAAAAAAGTTGCTGCGTGGCGAAGCACTTGCCTCCGTTGACCACATCGGTCGTCCCGGTCTGGAAGAACTCTACAACCACCTCCGCAGCGGCTTTTCTGAAATGCCGTTCGACGCCCCCAGTGCCGCCGCTGCCGAAAGCGCAGCGAACATCCAAGAGCGAGAGCTTCTGCTGTCTGAGAAGCGCAGGCTGGAACGAGCCCTCAACCGCCTGAGGACGCTCTACCTATACAGCGACGACTCCATGCCGGAGAAGGACTACATCGTAGAGCGCAAGCAGCTTATGGACTCTCTCGACGAGGTAGACGCCAAGCTCGAAGCCGCCGAGAAGGTTGCCGCCGACGCCATCTCGCTCTCCGACGAGGAGTTTATGGCGAAGGCGAGCTACTTCATCCTGAGCCAGCAACTTCAGGACAAACGCTTCATCGACTACGAGCGTTTCATCCGCAAAATCGACCCGAAAATCATCAAGGATTTCCTGAACAGCATCGCCACAAACTTTTGTATAAAAGACGGGCTTACCACCTCAATTCTGTTCCGAAATGGACTGGAATTGCAGTTTTTCTACAAAACCGCCGAGACAGCAAAAAGCCCGAAAACCTTTTGA